CGCTGGCTCTCCAGCACGGCGAGGGCGCCCGGGATGCGGGGGTCCGCGGCGTCGGTGATGCCAGGGATGAGCTTCGCGGCGACCTTCGCCCGCTTGGCGGGGAGGGCGTCGGCGGCGTCAAGCTTGACCCCGTGGCGAGCGGCAAGCCCGTCCATCTTCGCCGTCTCGACCTTGGCGGCCTCGGCCTTCATGGCGTCCAGCTCCGCCTTCATGGTGTCGTACTCGGCCTTGGGGACCATCGCGCCCGTGTCGGCCTGCTCGGCAGCGCCCGCCTGGGCGGCAGCTTCGGCGGCCTCACCCTTGGCCTTGACCTCGGCCATGCCGGCGATCAGAAGAGGGGCCAGCATGGGGGCAAGGGCCTCTGCAAGGGCCTTGAGGGCGGCGGGGTCCATAGATGCTCCGGGAGAGGGAGGGGCGATGCTCTCAGCGTCGCCAGAGTCAACACGAAGGGCAACCGTCGGGCCGCCGCGGGCGCGGTCCACGATCGCGAGGTGGTTCACTCGGCGCGCGACCTGGACGCCGTCGTAGGGTCCATAGACGGGGTGGGTGCCGGGGGTCTCGTCCACGTCCACATCGTAGCCGGGGGAGAGTTCCACCTTGCCGCCGTCGATCGCGGTCTGAGCGTCCCGGCGACGCACGGCCACCTTGACGCGGGCGAAGGCGCCTTGGGCGTTCTCCTCGATGAGGAGCTCCCCGTCCACGTCGCCCACTCCGTAGCGGCCGACGTTGTCGGGGCTCACGAACTCGTCGGGGTGCTCCAAGGTCAACGGGCCCCGGGGGAGTCCGCCCGCCATCGAGCGCAGCGTGTCGAGGGTCACCAACTCCCGGAACGTCGAGCCGTCCGCCCGGCGGTAGAGCAGCACGCCCTCCCGGGCCACGATGCCCTCGTACAGGCGGGCCCCGTCGCTCTCCCGGACGTGCGCGGCGAGGAGGGGGCCTGTGGAGGCTCCATCCCTGTCGATGCGGCGCTGCGCGGTGCGGACGGCCATGATGTGCAGGATAGTGCACGAGCCCGGACGGTGCAAGGGGCGTTGCGGGGCGGTGGTGCACTATACTGCACCGGCCGGAGGGCTCAATACTGCCCGGCGGCCTTCTCGCGCTCGACGCGGGCGGCCTGCTCGGCCTGGAGCTGCGAGGCGTCGGCGTCGTCCACGACTGGGATTCCAACGCACCGACAGCCCACGTCCATCCCAGGATGTCCCGTATCTTCCGGCGGTTTACTCCATTCGAAGATCTTGCCGTCGTGAGCCTTGTGGCTGTCGCGGACCCGCTCATCCCCCGAAGTGCTCCACATATACCGGGTGATTCCTACCGATCTTTGCCGGTATTCGGTCACCTGCCCGTTGAACTTCGAGATCTGGTCCCGAGCGATCAACTCCGCCCGGCTCTTCGACACCCCGTAGCGGTCCTGGATCTCCTTCCGCAGCTCCGCCGTCGACCGCCCGGTCCTCACCGCGTCGGTCACCGCGGCTTCAATGTCGGCGAAGAACCGAGCATCAATGGACTTGATGAGGTCCACGTTGATGGACGTGAAGTCGGCGTAGAGCCCGGTCGCGAGCTCCGGCGTGAAGATGTCGATCGCGGCGACCCGGGCGAACACCTCGGCCTGCTGGGCGGTGGTGAAGGCGTCCACGCCCTCGGCCACCCCTTGCAACTCCGCCTCGTTGATGGGGAGCGTCTCGTCAACCGCCCGCTGAACCAGCTCCACCACGCGGATGAGGTCGGTCAGGGCGTCGTCGGTGCGGGCGAAGAGGTCGATCTCTCGGCCGGCGGCCCCGTCGAGGGCGCGGTCAAGCTGCGTCAGAAGGAGGTCGCGTGTGAGCCGCACCCGCTTGAGGAGGATCGCGCGGTACCTCCCCGCGAGGTGGTCCGGGTGCCGAGCCTGACGGGCGGCGAGGCCGGGCGGGCGCCTCTTGATCTCCAGCGCCCCGGCCGGTCCCGAGACGAGGCGGGCGGGGCCGTCCCGGCGCCGCAGGATGCCCCGAGGGCGCGGGAGGGTGAAGGGAAGGACGGAGGGCTCACCCATGGCGGCGGCCCCCCTTCGGATCGGAGACATCGGGCGGCGGTGGACAGCGGACGGTCAGCACGGCGCTCCCGTCGCGCTCAAGCTCCAAGGTGACAGGGCCCACCGCGTCCCGCAGCTCCGGCGGGAGGGCCTGCCACGCGGCGGCGGTCTCCTCCGCCCGGTCGCGGAGTGCCTCGATGCCGGCGATCATGGGGCCGGTGTCCACGCGGAGCTCCATCAGGCCCCCAGCCGCATCGGGCGGCCCATCTCCCGATCGCCCTGCATCAGGGAGACCTCGGCGACGACGTGCCGTCCCGGGGCTGTGACGGCCTCCAGGGCGGTGACCTGCTCGTCGGTGGGCCGGGCGTAGCCGATGGTGACGTGGGCCCGGTAGCGGTCATGCTGGGGGGCTGTGACGGCGGGGGCGCACGCGGCCAGGAGGGCGGCGTTGAGGGTGGTCAGAGCTCGGGATCGGTACTCGATCACGATCGGCGAGGGCTGGCCCGGGGCGGGCGCATCGAAGACCCGAACGGCGCCAGCTTGGAGCACCGCGGGGGCGGTCCCGGCGAGCACCCGGCGCGCGCGGTCGAAGACGTTGACCACCTGCTCGGGGCTCGGCTGGTCGCCCAGGTAGAGGAGGGTGATGTGCGGGCGGGGCTCCACCTCGAGGTCGGGGAGGATGGCGCGCACGGCGGCGAGGGCGTCGCCGAAGATGGCCAGGCCGGCGGCGTCCAGGGGGGCGAGGAGGCAGAGGGCAAGGGGCCCGTCGGTGCGGAGCGTCTGCCCGGTGAGGAGCCCCTGCAGGGCGGCGCCGGCGGCGGCGAGGTCGGCGGGGGCGCTCGCCTCCCCCTCGGCCGGGGTGGTCGTGAGCGGCTGGAGTTCGAAGTCGTACCGCCCGCTGCTGTACCGCTCGCGGACCTCTTCGGGGAGGAGGACGGTGTTGGCGATCTCGATCGCGTCCGCCTGGGCGGTGAGCAGCCGCACCTCCGCCCGGCTCTTGGAGTCGAGCGCCCCCAGGGGGTTGAAGGTCACATCCCACTTCGCGGGCTCGCCCCCCGCCTCAGCGTAGAGGATGCGGCAGATCCACCGGATCGGGTCCATGTACCGGCGGAGCTGGTAGGCCGCGACCACGTTCGTCCAGGCGCGCCACCAGGAGTCGCCGTCGGTGTTGAGCCCCCCGGGCGCCGTCCCGAAGAGGAGCTGCTCGGGATACCCAGTCACCAGCGACAGCATCTCACGGGCGGTGTCGGAGAACGAGTCGAAGCCCGCAGCGGGGATAGATTCCCGGCGATATTCCTCGTCTCCGTTGAGAACGACCGCCTGAGCGATAGACTTCCCGAGCGCCATCAGCGCCATGCGCTCGATGAAGGTCGAGGCCTCTCCGCCGGTCTGCTTCGCGGCGAGGGTGCCCACTTTGAAGATGCCGACCGACAGCTCCTGAGCGGCCCGCGCACCCGAGGCGGAGACCGAGCCCATGTCGCGGATCGCATCCCACCAACGGTCAGCGAGGGGGTAGCCCAGGCGGCTGTTGCTCTGGTCGGAGGGGGTGAGGGGGTCGCCGATGAGCACCGCGAGCCGAGAGGCATGCACACGCTGATAGGATCGGCCGGTATTGGCGGGACAAACGGTAAAATACTTCGCTCCGCCCATGTTCGGCGAGGTCGGGTCAGTCTCCCATTCGGACACGTAGAAGTCGCGGTACGACAGGGAGTGGATCGCGTGAACCTTCGTCACGGTGGCCACGTCAAGAGGCTCAGACAGGGAGGCGGCGCCGTCGTCTACCACCGGCCATAGGGCTCCTCGGCCGTAGGCGCGCGCGAGCTCGTCTGCCCGGCCGAGGTGGTGAGCGATGCGGAGATCCTGCATCCGCTTGGCGAGCGGGTCGGTGAGGGGGGTGCCGTCGGAGACGGTCCACCCCTGTTGGGTCGCATAGTCCGGCATCAGCCCCGCGAGGCGGCCGTACACCCCTGCCCGTACCAGGGCCTCCACCTCGCCGTCGGCGAGGTTCAGCCTCTGGAGGTTGGGTCGCCCGGCCTGCCCCGAGTCGCGCGCCGCACCGAGCCCGGAGATGCTGTTGACCAGGCCGGCGGAGCTGTAGGCCGCGGGGGTCGGTGCCGCGTCCTGCCGGGCGGAACTCTCAAGGAGCGCCACCGGAGGCGGTACGGGGGCGGAGCGGCCGACGATGGAGCGGAGGGAGTCGAGGATGGACATGCGGGAAGACTACCCCGCCGGCCGGCTCTCTGGCGACGGTCAGCCGAACCCGAACATGGAGGCGAGCGTGCGGTTGGTCTGCGCGAGGTCGGGCGTCGCCTCGCCGAGCATCCACCGCATCACGATCTGCGAGGCGGCGTCCACGTCGTCATCGTGCAGCCCGGACGGGAAGGCGGTCCAACAGATCACCACCTCCTCGACGGTGGGCATGACCGAGGCGTCGGGGAGCACCACCTGCAAGGCCTCGCACGCCCGCTGGAGGTAGATGGCGCGGGCGGTCTTCGAGGAGTCGGAGCCCGGCGTGTCGCGCACGGGGGAGAAGCCGACCAGGGGCACGGGGGAGGTGTGCGCCCGCACTTGGAGGTAGGTGGTCCCGTTGGCGGTGTCCTCGATGAGGGCTCCGCCCGCCGTCCGCACGATGAACGGCCGCCACTTCGCGATCATGCCGTCGAGGGCGTCCTCGAACTCGGGGTAGCCCATGCGCTCGGTGCGGCGGTCGAGCAGGTACTTCTTCGCCCCCTTCCGCGCCCAGACGTGGATCGCGTGGAA